CCATTTTCCTCGCATGCCGCCAAAGATAAATCCATCATTGGGATTACGTCCTCTGGCGTTCCGGTTCGGACTGTGATTTCGTTTTCCATTAGTCCTTCTTAGGCCCAGGCAGACCTTTAAGCGTCTTGATCGTATTGGCGCGGTATTGGTTTACGAAACCATCTAAAGCTTTGTGTCCCGCATCCATGTCGCCATCGCCAGCCGTCATAACCTGATCGGGCGAAAGTACATATTCACCGCCGGCCAAGACGCAGGGGACTGGCGCGCCGACATTGCTCATTGACCCGCCGTCCGCTTTCGTCGGTAGCTCACTTCCATAAGGACCGCTCCCGCCCGCGTAGGGGATATGCCCATGCCCGCCGTAGGGCAGGCCACCGAACATGCGCTTGACGTGCTCGAACCCCGCCGCCGTGTTGCCCTCGCCCATTGCGGAGACGATATCGGCTGGCAGGACATAGGCCCCGCTCGGAACGTGAACCGGCAGATGATCCGTTCGCCCAGACACGCGCGAGTGGATCGGCCCGACGTGCAACTTGATTGCGCCACCTTCCGCGCGGGCGATGCGGAGGGCGTGTTCAGCGGCGATCACGAATACCCCACCGTCAACGTCTGCCCCGATCCAGGCGCGACCACTATACCGTATTGCGTCGGAATATTCACGACATATACCCCCGCCGTCGTAGGCGTGACATAGATTTGGTTTGTTGTCGCGCTTGCTGACGTGGCGTCGTAGATAGCCCCCGCAGCCCCGCCTACAATCACGCTAACCGTGCAAACGCGCCCCGCCGACGCTTTCACGACCGTGGCCGCCGTCATGCCGGCGACATTCGCCGTCCCTTGCACACTCAGATAAGTCTGCGCAGCTCCGTTGATCGCCTTGACGATATTTTGTGCGGCAGTGAGAATATCGGAAAGAGAAGCCGCCATCAGAATTTCCCGTCTGCGCATACTCTGTATCTCAGCGCCCCCATGCGCCACCACGTCCCTGCATCACTCGACGAAACCGTAATCGAAATCAGTCTCGCCCTAATGCGAGGACTAAACCAAGTTGAGGCTTGCGTAACCGTAAACGGCCCGTAAGTCGTCGGTGTCTGCCCAGGGTAATCGCACGCATTGAACGTAATGCTAATCGAGGCCAATTGAGATTGACTGTAATAGCCCCATTTGAAATCTGGCCATACTTGATCCAAGAAAGCCTTTTGATCACCTTCTGCGATGGCAAAATATCCCGTCGTAAAGCTCGACACCATCGCAGCGCCGTCCGCGTCTGGCGATATTTCGTGCTGATATATATATTGGTTGGCCGGATCGTAACCAATCGGAGGGCCGAGAACGCTATTGTCGATCCACGCGGTTCGCCCTAGCGTGCCGAACTCCCATGCGTTAAGTACCGTGTTGACCCGGATATATGCCGCGTTCTCTCCATTTCCGCCAATTACAGGGTAGTACCATGTCACTTCATTGAATAGAGAGTTAGGCGCGCATGTGATTTTCGACAGGTTCGCGAGGTCAAGATTTTGAAACACCACGTCCCATATCGGGCAGAGAAGCGGCGTCACGCCATCGCCGCTCAACGTGAAGAATTGGCTTCGCCCCATCCAGTAAACGATACCGCCTAGAATGCCCATAGCCCGACGTGCGATTAGACCGCATCCCTGGCCTAGTTGGTTGAACGAATAGACGTATGGAGTTCCAATGTACTGCATTGACCATAGGCCAATGTCCGTCCAAAGCAACCCTTGCTGTTGAGCTTGAATGGCCCCGATGATCGCCGATCCCGTCGATAACCGATACGATCCTGCTTGATTGGTAGTCTGGGCAACCCAAACATTGTAGTTAGATACGTCGCACCAGCGGATCAAGAGCGGATCAATTATCCCGGAAAACGTCGTCCCCCATGCGATAACCTGTCTTTGAGGCATAGCTACGAAAAAACCCGTAGATAATATTGGGCAATTTGTAATTGGCGCTATTTGCATCGCACTCGATATTGGGTCCCAAGCATATATTGGACCATAGTTAACATTGGTTCCAGACACACTAGTAGGTGCATAGCCCAGCGGGCATGCTAGCAGTACTTCTCCCCAATTGTCTAGCACCCAATTTGTTGCATTTATATTCGAGCTTACCGCGCCTTGGTTTACGTACCCAGATGAAACAACATTTTGTGCCGAATAAACAAATGTTGCATTACCTCCGACAAAGGATACAGAACCTCCACTAACCCAAGATAATGCACTGCCAGAAAGCGCATAACTTATGGTTGTCGTTGTCGCTGAGGATACAACAAAACTTCCGTTCCACGATGTCGGGTAAACCCCGTTCACCGTTATAAATGAGCCAACATATGGAACAACTTCTATTTCAATGGAACCGCCAGAACCCCATGACAAGGCGCTTCCAGATAATGCATATGTTACGCTTCCAGATGTTGTTGAAATAACAGTGTACGTTCCGTTCCACGTAGCCGGAGAAACTATTCCTGAGACAGTTATTGTAGCTCCCGCTCCATACGTAAAATTTATGTCCGATGGAACAAGTAAGGTAACGGCGCTAGTTGTTGAACTTCCCCCCGAAACCGGCACGCTAGGCCGGCTTAGAGACAATCCAATATTCAATGTAACAACGCTAGTTGTTGACGATCCGCCGATTATAATATTTGAGCCACCATGCGCAGTAAAAATATTTGGACTTCCTGATGTACCAAAAACATATTCAGTATTTATATAGAATGACCAGTAATTAGGTACTTGCGTAACAATATAATTTCCATATACCGAATTTCCTCCAACAGATACTTCATTTGGAATTGAAAAAGTATCACCAACATTGTATCCATGATCAGCTAATATAACCATTACTATAACAGAATTGTCAATAGGAACAAATACGGGAGTCAATCCACTATTAGAAAGACTACCTCCGCTAACATACGCTCCAGGCGTCGATTGATATGCGTTTATTATTACAGATGTAACTGTGCATGATTGAACGATACCGCACCCATTCCATCCAACCGGATTTATGCCCGTATAAGAAACTCCCTCTCCTACCAAAAATGGCGGAGATGTTTGCAACGCAAATGTAAAAGTAATTGATGCTAAATTACCACTTACAGAAGACGATCCGCCAGTTATAGCTAAAGGTGACGTTAATGTTGTATATTTTGGATAAATTATATTATCCAACTTGTCTAAAGCATAGATATATATATCAAATGCGGTAATAGAATATATATTATATAAACCAAAAATTACTAATCCGCCGACACTTACGGGAGTGCTAACATATATCTGCGTAACTCCAGCTGGAGGAGATGTAGAGTTGTTTTTTATAATTATAAATCCTGACGGATCAGCGACGAAGTTTACCCGCGTATAGCCAGATGAGACTTTAGGTGTGATATCATAAATATTATTTGCATTAGTAGATGCGGTAGTTATCCCAGAGCCATTGGTAAGACAGGTTATCGCGACTAACGACGTTGATTGCGTATTCGATGTCCCGTAGGCAATCCATTTGTTTGCGTTAGTGTCTTCCCAACCCCAAATCGCGCGGACAACCGAAGTAATCTGCGTCGCGTAGAACTTCGCCCAACCTCCGAGTTTTTCGACTAGGGTAAGCCCCTGCGGATCGGGTTTGAGCCGCACAAGCTGCGTCTGAGAAATCCCAGCAGAATTCAGGGCATTTGTCTCGTTGACTACGACTCCCCCGGTGATTTTCAGCGCGTTATGAGGCATGAGTTATCTACTCGGCGTCGCTACGGGCGATTGCGATTGCGACGACCAAGCCGCATCGCGGAATTTCTTTCTATTCTCAAGCTCCTTTGCGCTAGCCAAAAGCGTTTGATACTGAGTTTCGTACGATCCCGGCATTTCTGGATCATTAGAAGTAGGTAAAAAGTTTCTTTGAAATTGCGCAATATAGACCATACTAGCATTAATCAACAAATCAGGGTAATTTGTTGATATATACGTCGTTCCGGCCCCATTTGTGCCAGCGGTCGCATAAAGGGATTGCAAGTTTTGCGTACCCGTAATCGTCAAGGCATAGTTCTGGTCAGGGTAAGGACCAAAAAGCAGGTTTGCCGATGTATTACCACCAGTTGCCTGATCACCACCATATACCGCGAGCCATAAAGGAGGACCAGTATAGGAACTGTCGTTATAAGTGTTCTGAATTATCTCTTTTGACGTAGGTAACAACGGCACATTTGAAGTTCCGCTCGTATAAGAAACCGTTTGTATCGTCTGTAGATCATTAACAGAAACCGCAAGCGTATTCGTTCCTGCCGTAAGATTATAAGTCATGTTGACAACGACAGAATTTAACAAATCTAAATCACGCTGAATACGCAACTCGGCATAATTCAGCATAGACGGAATCATGGCCTGCGCAGCCGTGTCAACGGGCGTCACCACGCCTCCGACCGTCGAATAGTTTAGAACTGCCATCGTGCATATTTGCGTGACGTACATATTATACGTCAGAGCATTTGTGTTAGGATTTGTCATAGCCCAAACCACTTGACGGTCGGCGCGACGGTATAGCTCGGCGTCCATGTCTGCCCTGGGCCAACCGTCAAGCAACCGATCGTCAAACCCGTTGTGGTTCCACCAACTGCAAGCGCCGAAACCGCGCCGCCGGTGATGCAGATGCTAACAGGAAACGGGTAGGTGTTCGTCTGCGCAACCGTCGTCGCGGGGATCGACGGCGCTCCGCTCAGATACCCCGTAGGGTTGAACCCTGGAATGTACTCAAAAGCCTGCTGCGCAGACGTCGTGTAGTTGACGATACCCGTTCCGCCTGCGGTCAGCGAGCCGCCGGTGAAAGCGACGCCAACACCCGCAGCGGAGCTATCAATCGCGTAAGCGCCCGATCCGGGGATGATGACGTTCCCCGTACCGTAGATGAGCGTCGCCCCGCTGGAAATCGTGATCCCGCTGAAAGTCGCCCCGACGTTCTCGACGTGGTTGTTGCTTATATCCCAGTCAACGGGTCCGCCTGTCACTCCACTGAGGAAGTTCGCAAGATAAATCCCGTCCTTCGTCGAGCCGACGACGGTGTTGTGGTTGAGCGCAATGCGCGACTGCGCGTATCCCGCGGTGTTAGTGTAGATACCCCAACCCGTTGGGGTCATGACATGGTTCCCGTTGACCTGCTCGTCGCGAAGTTGCCCGAGCAGCGCGATGCCGTTCTCTACGCTGCTATAGGACCAATTTTCGTTGATCTGATCGCCGAAGGCCAAGCCACAAGTCGCGGACGGCGCGGAATAGGCCCCGGCAATGATGAAATCGTTCCCGTAAGCCCGATTGTTGTAGAGTTTGAACCCGGAATGACACGGGTCGAGATCGAACCCATCCCAGAGCCTCGGGTAAGTAATCGTGATCGCGACCGGCGACCCCGCCGACCCAACCGTCTGTGAGTTGTTGACGGTGTAGGTTCCAACGCCGCCGGTCCCGGTGCCGACCGAGGTCAGGTTCGTTGACCCCGCGACGCCGGCCCCCGTCACGACGTCCTGAGTTATCGGCGATATCCCGACCGCGACCTGTCCCGATGTGACAGACAGGATTGTTAGCGTGGTCCCGCTGATGTATCCCTGGCCTACAAATGGCACGATCTTTGAACACGCCCGCGCAACGTTGTTGTGCCAATTCCCGTCCTGCGCGAACTGCCCCGGCGTGCCGAAGGAGTAGTAACAGTTTGTAAAAACATCATGGACGTAATTCGCATCAATGTCTGTGTTTATACCTGCGTCTTCGATCCCGTTGTCAGAAGTAGCTATGACTTCGTTGTACTTCGCTTCCGCGAACTGGACGCCCGCGTTAATCAGGATGCCATCGCTGCGCCGGGTAAATGGCGCGAGCGCCCCGCCGTTCACCAAACAATGATAAATACCGGCGTGGTTTCCGTTGAGCGTGACGACTGGAGTTCCATTGATCGACGGCGCAACAAACCCGGATGCGCTGTCGCCGTCGCATTCGATCCTCACGTCTGCCGGAACCGATACGAAGGCCGTGTAGTTTAACCCTGCCGGAATATGCAGCGTCCCGCCGGCCGTACCAAGCGCAGCCATGATTGCAGTGAATTGCGTTGTCGAGGCAGAACCCGTTGGCGCGCCCCAAATGTTAGGCGTCGCCGAGAATTTACTAAAGTCCGCGACATAGCATCCTGCTACAGATTGGATTTGCGCGCCGTTATCAGCATTGGCGCACGTTCCGCCGACTGTAAGGTTATACCACGCAGTCCCGCCGTCGCCTGAGGTCGCGTAGTTGTCACGAATGATCGCCGGGTACAACGTCGTGTTTGTGATTGCCTGGACTGCGGGTGTATTTACGAAATGCGGAGTAGCGCCATTAGACACCGCCGTTCCGGCAGGCAATGTAGCCGTCCCTGTAACCGTAAGATTGTTGAACGTCGGAGACGGATAAGTTTGCGCCATAGCCGACGATGCGAGCAAAGAAGCGGCAAAAACCGTCAGCTTACGCAAAAGATACCTCCATTGATCCAAAGCCTATTCGGGTAAAGCGGCATCGAGGCCGGTACAACCGTTGTGTATGATCCTCCCGGCGTCACAGAGACAACCCCGCCGTCACTCCAATAGGTTCCAGAAGTGAGCGGGACGGTCGTCGGCAATGGATATCGACCGCCCGCCGTTACGCACAGAACCCCGGCAACGCCGTTCGCAGAATATGGATTAGCCGTATCGACCCAATACAGACCACCGCCAGCAGGAGGCGTCCTAGGTAGGTTTGGAAGCGCGCCAATGCTGCTAAGCTGGCAAAGGAACAAAAGCTCGTTTGGATAGCCTGTTGGCGAATAGGTTACGCCTTGAGGCCCTTCATCGGCGACATAGAACTCCGGCCTTGGATTGATAATAGGTAGCGGATCGGCAGGAATAAAAATAGATCGGGCTTGCTCTTGCGGAGTATCGTAACACCGATCACAAACTAGAATGCGGAGATTTTGCAGCTTCGTACCATTCCAGTCGTACTGATACTTTAGATCGACGTGGTTATAACGAAATCCGCAACGGTCGCAAATAGCATGCGCTTCCGGCGAGCGAGCATTTGTTCTAGCTCTGCCGGCGCGACTGGCGTAAGCCATTTACCTATAGTACCCCGATAGTTGAGGAGAAACATAAAAATCACTATTTTCCGTGTTCGTCAATGCCGCCGCCGTCCAAGCCGCCGTAGCCGCCGCCGAAAGTCCCATTGCGCGCTCTGGAGCCCAGCTAATCGCAAGCTCAGCCGCCAGACCCTTAGCAAAAGCATTTAACCAAAGATAAGGAATGTCCGCCACCTGACCATTTGTGAACGCCGCATCCTGAATTTGCAACACGGCATAATAAGTGAACGAAACCTCGTTACCGTCAGGAACGGGATAAAAGTTGATAGTCGGCGTCAACGTGCGATTGTGCCAATAAACCGTTGGCGGCGCTTGCTGCGTCGGATTTGGATAGCTAACATATTCCGTCCGAGAGACAGGGAAAAGATAGCGGTTCGTGTTCGCCGCGCCGCCAGGGACGGTCATGTAGAGATCGAGGATTTCAACCAAGTTCGGACTGACCGAATATGTTGCGGTTCCCTGAACGAAATTGACTGTAGTTGGCGCGACCTTCCAGAGATTGACGCCTTTATTCGCCCAATCCCCTAAGACAAAGTTAGCCGCCATTCTGGCGCTTTCCATATGCTCTTGCAACAACGCCGTAGGGCGAATGCCGCACATATGGAAAGCTTGGATGGTAAGTTGAGCAATCGACGGATTGAACGAGTAAGTCCCGCTCGACGACGCCATTAGACGGGAGCCACGCCAGATTGCATGATGTTCGCTCGAACAGACCCGGTTCCGCTATTGAGCAAAATTCTCCCATATCGAGGAGGAGGATTGCCCGCTATGGTCTGCGTAGTCGTCGCGCCGACAACGTTGGTTGAAACGCCCGTGCTATCCCACACGAAAGAAGCCCGGCTTACAAGGTACTCTATGTCATCCCCGCTTGTCTGATAAGTGTAGTTGACGGTCCCGACCGCGACAAACTGAGCCGTAACGCCTGCCAGCGCCCATTCGTCGAACCTGATCCAAGGCGAACCCGCAACCGAAGTCGTGCCAACCGTAATCGTCGAAGCCGTCGCCGCAGACGCGACAATGGAATAGACAACCAAATAATCCAAAACAGAAGATGCGGTAGCCCCGCTCGCTCCCGTCACAACTTCCGAAATAGGCGCGTTAGCCCAATCCAAGCCGGTAATCGTGAACGTAATTCCGCTATCGTTTCCGTTCGACGCAATCCCAATGCGCCTGGCCGTATCGAGCGTGACGACGGTGTTACCGTAGATCGTGGTCGATGATACCGTTTGAGACGCACTAACGGTATAAGTCCCGGCTTGGTTCGTCGTGGTGGAAAGCAGGCCCGTAACCTGGGTATTTGCCGAAACACCAAGGCCGTTGAGCAGAAACCCGCGATTGAGATACCCAGAGGTCACAGCCGAAATCGTCAGCACATTGCCCGAGCCAATCGAGCCTGTCCCGACAAACGTGCTGGACGCCAACGTGCCATTAAGCGCGACCGTACCGCCGCCCGTAGGGATCGTCTGAGACGTGGCGATATTGTTCGCGGAGGCCGCAACAAGCGGCCCCACGGTCACGACAACAGGGCGCATTGGCTGTCCTTACTCGTCGTAGCCCTTGGTTTCGCGCTCGGTAGACCGTCCCTTGGGATTGGTCCCCTTCAAAGCCGAGGTGAACGGACTGGCCTCGCATCCGCCACCAGACGCGCGACGCTTGCGGCCGGCGTGATGATGAGCTTCCATGCCCTCCATGCCGACTTCCTTGTGAGCCTTGCCGCCATGAGCGCGTTTGATCCGTCCGCCCTTCTTGGCTTTCATTTCTTCGGCTTCCTTGCCGACGTTGTTCGGTGCGGACATATCCTTCGGATCGTCCTTCAAATCCTTCTCGGCGTCGTCATCGCCGCTATCGGCGGATTCCGCGCCCTTGCCTTTGTCATGCTGTTCGTGAGCCGCCTTGCCGCCGCTCGCACGATGCTTGCGGATATGCGCCTCAATCTTGGCCTTGGTGCAAGCTTCAACCATGTGTCTGCCCTCCTTACAGGGTAGCGTACTGAGGCTGGCCGAACAGGCCTACGCCAAGAGTTCCGACGCCCATTGCGGCGGGGTTAGGTGACTGCGTAACAATCAATCGCAGCGTGCCATTGGAGGCCGTTTGCAGCGCATAAGTCCCACGCACATCGCCCGTCGAAGCCGTTGGCGTGGTCGTGACCGCAGCCGTATATCCGGTCGAAGACGCAATGCCTGCGGAGTTGAAATACAAGCTCACGTCCCATTCCGTCCCGACAACAGGCGTAAAGTTGTCAGACCGTATTGGAAATCCGACGATATCCTGCGTTCCAACCGAATAAGAGCCGGTTCCGTCCGTTTTGCTCGGCGTCACGCTCTGGATATACTTCCAAGCCTTGACGCCGTTCGTTGTCGTCGCCGACGTGCCGGAAGTCGTGATCGTTTCCGTCATCGACGTTCCATACACATCAGCCCCGACAACCGTAAAGACGTTGCCCGCCACCTGAGACGTGGTGGACGTGATCGAAATAGCCCGCGAACACATGGCCTCGGGAAGCCAAAGCATGACAGTCCCAGCAGACCCATAGGGGAGAGCGTTCAGCGTTCCCCTCGCGAGCAGACCCGTACCCGGCGCGACGCCAAGAATACCTGTGAAGATGCCTGTAACCGTGTCGCTCGTTGCCGTCGCGGTCGCATTGGCGCTCAGGAAATAGGTTCCGATGCCGCCATTGCCCGTGCCGTAGCCGACGATATAAGCGCCAGTCGGGATATTCGCCGCCGTCGTGCTATCGGTCAAGACCATGCCTATAGCCAAACGATTATAGCAAGCGCCGCCACCCGCCGCGACCGCCGTAACGGTCATGACATTCGATCCGCTCGTCAGGTTCGCCGTTACCGACGCAACAAGAGGATCAATGCACAAAGCGTTCGTCAGCGAGGACGTAGTAAGGCCGCCGAATAGCGTGCCATTGACGCCGACCGCAAGACCCGAGACGGTCGTAGAGGCCAGCATCATCGCAGTTCCCGCCGTGACGTTCGCCGCAGCCGCAATGATCGTGTTCGATTTCGTCATCGGAATGACGTTCATCGTGTTGATCTTGGTTGTTCCCAACCAACCCAACGTCGGAGCGCCAAAGTTCTGGCCCGGATCGTAGGTGTACGCCGGCCTAGGATCAAGGATATGGTAGCCGCCATACGAAAGCGATGGTCCAAGCTCGGGGTTGTAGTCAGGGACATATCCGAAGTTCGGAACTTGCCCATAAGCTACGACAGGCCCTTGAAACGCGCTGATGCTCATTTAGGCGGCCCCTTCAATCGGTATGACATTAGAAGCATCCTTGTGTTTGTCGAGGTAATCGGCTGCGGCGCGAAGGAGCGCGGGATCGTCGTTAAATGACCCAAGGCCGACGTTGCATTTGTGGCAAAGCAGACCACGAACTTTCCCGGTCGCGTGGTCGTGGTCAACGTGAAGGGCGACGGCGGAACCATCAACCTTGTGTCTGCGGCTTTCTTCTTTGCCGCAAACCTTACAAACTCTACCTTGAGAGACAAGCATTTGCTCATGCTCGCCAAGCGTCATTCCGTAAACGTTTTTCAGCGAATACGCCCGGCCATCCTCGGATGACCGCGTAGAATGCTTTTTTCCTTCAAGACGGACAGACTTAAACTCGCCTTCCTTCAGGTTTTTAATCTTGATATCCAACGTATCGCCGTTCTCGAATAGAACCCTAGTCTTAGGCCATTCTCCGTGCACCAGAAGCCAAGCTATGCGCGCCGCCGGGATCGGTACACCATGCAACCAAACCCAACGATAAAACGTATGTTGACCGCGACCGTCTGTAGCTTTTCGGACAGTCGTAGCATCCGACCCAACCTTACCGCGTTGCCCCGAACGTTCTCGGCGAAGCATGACGCCGGTTTCAGGATCATACGAAATGTACTGCGCAACTTCCTCTCTGGTCAGGTTTACAGACTTCGTCATAGCGCCTTCTCTCTCTTCCAGAGAGAACGCACAATAAACGGAGTTGTCGGTTTCGTCAAGCATCACGCAAGACCTGACAAAGAAAAATTAAGAGGTAGGAAAACTGCCAAACAGGCTTCGCCAATTATAATAGCCGAAGCTATATCTCTCGTATGCTTTCACCAAAAGATTATCGGTGACGAAGTCTACCTGCATATCCGTCTCGAACTTGACGCGCTCCATGTAGGCGAGGCCGTCGATGTTTGTGAGGACGAACCATGCGTAGGATGACGTGAGGAAGTCCATGACCATGTAGCCTTCGGGGAGGCCGCCTGCGGTCGTATGGATGGCGTTCGCGTCGTGGTCGGCGGTGCCGGGGCGCAGTTCCGTCTTGGTCAGTCGGATGGCGACGGGTTCGAGTTGCGGCGGGACGATCAGCTTGCGACCGCGCGCGAAGACTTTGAGGCCGGCCTGGTCTCGGAAGTTGACGCGGACGGCGACCATTGCGTTGAGCATGGTTGCTTCGTTGAGGTCCGCCTGCGTCGAGAACGTGTTCGCGAGAGAACCGTAGTCGGACGGATGAGCCGTGGAGCAGAGCGCGACGCCATCGCCGCCGACCTGGGTATTATAGGTCTGCGCCGTGTTGAAGGTGTTTGCGGCGTAAATTTCCTTCGTCTGCTGGAAGCTTTCGATAAGCCCTAGATTGGAAGGATGAAACTGCGTTTTGTAAACGTTGTCGTCGATGGCCTTGCGCGTGATTGCATAGCCAAGGCCGATCTCGACGTGCTCTTGGTTGTAGATGTAACGTTCGCCAGCGCCGTTATCGAAGGCGGTTTGGCCGCCTTCGGTTTTGAGCTGGGCAAGGCCGAGGAATCGCATTTCAGCCGTTCGCTCGAACGCGAGCTTGCTATCGTGCTTCGCGTAAACCTTGTCGTACTGAGACGGGATCATCTCGTACTTTCCTTCGACGCCCCTCAGACCGGGGAGAAGAAGGTCTTTGATTGAACTGAGGTTAACAGCCATCTGCCTTACTCCCTAGTTAGATGCCGGCGAAGGAACGGGGAAGGGCGTTGTTAAAGCCCACGATGATGCGGTTGTAAGCCGTCGTCGAATCATTGCCGTTGATTGACGCTAGAGGACTGGTTGCCCCTGGAACGTAGTTTTTCAAGGCGATGATGCGGAACGGTAGGAACGCATTTCCCGCAGGACCGACGCCAGAGTTTCCGATCAGGGAATACTGGTCAGCCAGGAATGTTGAGAGGCCGTTGGCCGTGTTGCCGTTCGTCGTCGTGACGCCCGACTGATTGTAGTGGAAGCCGATGTTCTGCCCGACGTTCGATAGGCCGAAGGCCGTAGCCGTCGTGTTGCTGTTTCCGGTCATAACCTCGAACTGCGCGTTCGGATCGGTGATGACATAAGCCGTCACGTCGCCGTTGGCGTCAGAGCCGGGCCAGTAGTTGCGGAAGGACGTATATTTGTTCGCCGTCGAGAGGTATTTGCAGCCGACGAAGATACCCGTGATCGGGGTAATGATCGTAACCGTACCGGACGCGGACGAAGTTCCGTTGATCGTCGCGGCGGCGTTGGCGCAAACCGCAGTCGTGGAGGACGACGACGTGACGGTATATGTGCCGTTGAGGTTGCCAGAGGTCATGGTCGAACCCGTGATAATCAGGGTTGAACCAACCGGGGGAGCCCAAGTCGTCGGAACCACGCCGCCTGTCGCCGTGGTCGCCGTGTAGGTGACGGTCAGAGCGCCCGTGGTGGCGTTCGTGGTGATCGCCGTGGCGGCAACCGTCAGCGTGACGGGACCGTACCCCTGGACGAGATAGCCGGTTCCGAGGCCGGTAGCGCCAACCGCCTGAGTGACGGGATCGCCGAAAAAGATGGGCTGGGTATTGCCGCTCGCGATAGCAAGCTGGGTCTGTTCGTAGGACGGCGTAGTGCCGGTCCCCTGGTACTGCCAAAATCCAGTCGGCGCAAACGTGTTCGCCATGACGGAACTCCCTGTGAGGGAGGCTCATCATCGCGCGCCGGGCCGACTAGAACCGTGGGAAGGTTTGAAGCCGCCACCGGGGAGGCTTTAACGTGCGTTAGACGCAAAATTAGGTAGTTACGCGGTTACACTGTTTTCTGAGGGTTGTCAAACGCTAGTCCGGCACCTTCATCGCGAGCGAGAAATCGCTCTTGATCTTCGCCATCGGCGTTCCCTTGTTGTGGCCCTCAAAAGCCCCAACGGGAGCGCCCTCAAGCTGTTCTTTCTTGGATCGCATCTGCGTCCGAGCCGCCTGCAAATCCTGCTTTTTGGCGAAATCGGTAACTTCCGCAGGACGCTCCATAAGCTGCAGGCCCTTACGGACGATGTTTTTGTCCGTCGAGCCAACAGGCATCATTTCGGGATGACGCGAAGTCGGCACCGGATCCCAACCAAAGCGCGAAAGCTCAATCTGGCGAGCCGCGTTCGTCATACCCATGACGGTTAGCTCTTTCCATTCGTAGGACCATCCGTCAGGCACGATGGATTGATCGAAGTCGAAATCGCCGGCCTGTTCTCCGAAGTTTCCGACGTGTTCTAGGATTTGCCGCGTTCGTTCTGCCGCGTCTCGGCGGGGATCGGTTGATCGCATGTCGGGGCGCTGAGCGGGTTTGACTTTCTCGTCCATAATCAACCCCTCCAAGTAACGGCTTTGACAGCCCACATTTGCGCAGTCTGAGCTTCGGTGATGGCGATTGAGCAAAGACGCACCATTTCGGGATTGTCTCCCCGCTTGATGTAACCTTTGCGGAAATCGTCCATGTGGTCGATTATGTCGGCATAGAGGCGCTTGAGTTTGTCAACATCGCCATTGCTCGACGGATTGAAACTTAGACCAACGGCGCGCTCGCCGTAGGTTTGCGGTCTATCTACGCCTTCCATTATTTTGCCTCATCAAAGTTGAAATCCAGCCAAATGTTTTTGGCTTTCATAATGACCCACGCCTCTTGAGCAACGGTAGGATGTGTCTGCGTTTCTGCGTATGTATCCAAATACAATCGCACAAACTCCCTAAGAGCGTCCGACGCTGCATTAGGATTTATTTTCCAACCTGCTTTTATCATCGCGTTTTCAGCCAACTCGCCGTAATCGGTTTCCATCAATTATACCTCGTATCCTTGGAAATCTTCTGCTTCTGTTCGTAGTATTCTTGATCCGTCATCTTATTAAGCCGGGCCATCTCGCGCTCATCGGCAGTCAACCGAATAACTCGCGGACTTGACCCATTCGACGACGGCGATGATCGGCTTACCGGAGCCGCAGCCGGCGAAGATCTCCTCGAAACAGCTTTTGCCGCCAGTTCCGTGCCGTCTTCGTTATCTTCAGCCTGTTCGACCTTGCCGTAGCCTAGTCTGCGCTCCACCGCCTTGAAATAATCCTCGGATTCTGCCGTCAATCCGTCGTCAAGCGCGTCCTCGTGCGCGCGAATCATCTTTCGAAACATTTTTGGATCGGTTGCACACTCAGGATGCGCCCGAACCCATGCAGCGGATCGCGGTTGAAGCCTCGCGCACAAGTCTTCGACCGGATCAATGGCGGGAGGCGGGGTTTTTGGCCGTTCGGCCATTGCCTGTTTGCCGTTTTCAAGCTGCAAAAGCTTGGCGGCGTTCGTAGACATTTCCAACTGAATGTCTGCGGCCTTGTTATAGTCTCCCGCCGCCATTGCGGCGGCGTAAGCCGACTTCAATTGCAGAGAATTGCCCTTGACCGTCTCGATAGCGTTCGTGACGAGTTGCAAATTCGTATCGGCGACTTCGTTTTTGGCGGTATGAGCCTGTGCGGCGGCCTCGCGAGCCGTTCTTTCGGCTGTTGCGCGAGCTACCTTCTCCGCTTCAAGCTGCTTTTTGAGTTCGTCGATACCTTCTTCGGTCGATACCGCGCGTTTGGGCGCTTCTTCGACGATGATTTCAGGCTCTTTTGCGTCAACTTCTTTGATTTCGGCCATGATCTTGCTCACCAAACCATATCGGGATGCTGAATGCGAGCGCGAACAACGGTATCATCAAGCAATCGGCACAAAACCTTGTTAACCGACAAACTCCAACCGTCAGAAGCGCGATAAACTACCCAATCGCCGAGATTAAACTTGATCCCCTTGAACCAAACGCCACTTGCGTCGTGAAATGCGCTTTCGCCCATTTTGACGATGACGCCGACTTTCGACTGGAAGCGATCTTCTTCCAAGTGCTGATCTGGCAGGAAAATCCCGCCTGTGGTTTTCTTAGGACCGTTTGCGCCGCGCTGATAGACGGCGACGAGAATTTGATTGTTGAAAATGTCAACATCGTCCAAATTGCCGAGAGATTTGATAAGCGCCTCTCTTGGATCGATTTCATGCTGCATAACCATCGCGGGCATAATCTAGCCTCTCAGTTTTCGTTAACCTTCTTCACAGCATCGTCGCAAAGCTCAAGCGCAAGCCTAAGCCCTTCAATCTTCCCAACCAAAAAACTGTAAGTTGAATGATCGGGAACAGCCCCGCGATTAGCGAGGGCGCTTTTCAAGTCATCAATGCTTTGCTCAATCATTGATGCGTGTTCTTTGATGACGGCGGCGGAATAGGATAGGGACATTAGTTGCGACATCCTATCGATGATCTTTTAGACGCCAATTTCAAGCTGGTCGGTCCCTTTGGGCCAAATTCCCGCCGCGTTCCACGCGAACCTTCGCGCAGATAACTTTCGAAAAACACAGCTAAACACCATAAATCACTAGAAGCGTTTTCGTGATTTACAGCCCCAGATTTGAAGGCTTCGGCAGCCAATGAAAGTGCATCTTTCCTGACCTGATAATCTCCATCGCGCTTCATGGTTACCGCCCCGCTCCCGGAGGCATTTGCGGCGGCATAGGAGGAGGCCCGCCAGCGCCCGCAGGACCGCCGCCCATGCCGGGAGGTTGCATAGCGCCCATAGCGCCCGGCGGGATAGGAGGACGGCCCGGAGGCGGCATGGGCGGGCCCATTGGCGGACCCATAGGCGGCTTGTCCTCTTTCGGTCCGCCGATAATGATATTGATGTTCGTCTTGCCCTTGCCGGCACGCCCTCCTTCCGCGCGAGCTTTGCGATCCTGTTCGTCGATACGATATTCCGCTTTCGATTCGCCGTTATGTCGCTGAGCCTTGCCGCCATCGGCGCGAGCTTTGCGATCCGATGGTGGCAAGGATTCGCTAGGCGTTTGTTCTGGTCTAGGGCTAATCTGCCATAATTTATTTCTGTCGCCCTCTCTCATCGCGAAACGATGAGCCTCTTCATATGAAGGGAAGCTCCGAGTAGTATCCCCTGGTCGCGTAGCGTGGAAATTGGCCGCCCCGCCATCCGCGCGCGCCTTTCGGTCGCCAGTGATGCGAACTCCCGTAACCTCATTGGCGATACCTCCCTTCTTCAACCCGCCAGCCCCGGCCATCAAGCCCGCGTGCGTAGGCTGGAACCCCGATCCATACAGTCCGCCAGTCGGGACATTCGGAGCAAGCTGTTGCGCCGCCGTAGGTCCGCCCGTGCCGCGAGACTTCCGCCCCGCATGATGATGCGCCTTGTGGCCTTCGACCTTTCCGCCCTTGGCGAACGCGCGAGGCTTAGGCTGGCATGGCCCGGTTTTTTCCTCCGTATGAAGTTCGCCAGGAACCTCATAACCGGAGGCGTCAACCTTGCCGCCTTTGGTTGAGTTGAGGACGTGTTCGACGCGCTCTTTGCGATGCGAACTGTTGTACTTATCGGCGTGTTCAGACATGGCTTTTATCCCTTAGAAACAGAACCCCAATCGTCCGACAACACGTCGGTTTGAGACGCCAGCCACGGGACGAACTTTTTGTCAGCCGTGTACATAATGATAAATGGCAAAGTGCTTTCTGGAACAATCGCCGCAACATTATGGTCTGCCGACCATCCGGCGCGGACATAAGCTAGCCACATTTCCTTTCCGTTCCAACCAGAACGGGAAACCCGTTCGCCGCGCTTTAAAGCGGCAAGCGCCCATCCAAAATCTTGCGTATCTCCGTTGTGCATGGCTAAGCCGCTTTCTTTCGTTTGAGAACCTGACGCGCTAATCTCACGGCGTTTTCAACATCGCCGCCATCCGCTTTATGACGACGCGAAACCTTCATCTCGGCATGAAGAAAGCCGCCTCGCTCCCACCCGCCGCCGTCGCCACCCGAACTGCCCGACGATCCACCGTCGCCGCCTGTAGACCCACTATCGCCGCCGCTATCCCCGCCGCTGTCACCGCCAGCCGCCGCAGTCCCGCCTTCTCCCGCACCGGACGCAGCGCCACTAGAACCTCCGTCTCCCGCACCAGATGCTGCGCCACCGCCATCGCCCGCGCTTGCCGAACCCGCCCCCGTTGCGCCATCGCCGCCATTCGATCCGTCTCCCGCCGCCGCGCCGGTTGCTCCGCTTTCGCCGTCCGATGCCGCCGCAACGCCAGGACTTACACCAGTATCGCCAGCGCTAGCGCCAGCAACGCCGTCCGATGTTGTAGCCGCCGCATCGGAACCCGCCGTTGTACCGACCGCATTACCAACGCCTACGCCCTCGTCTCCAGACGTTGCCGCGTCCGAGCCAATGCCATTAACGCCAAGGCCGGGAGACGTAACGCCGTTGTCGGCGTTCGCTGTAACGCCCATATTCGCTACCGCAGCATCCATAGCTTGCGATTGAGCCATAGCTTGAGCAAGTGCGGCTGATAGTGATGGAGCAAGCATTCCAGTCGTGACGTGGCCAGCAGCGCCCGTATCTGAACCTATGCCGCCTTGACCGTCAGCAGCAACGCCGGGAGCGGCGGGAGCCGCAGGCGCGGCAGGCGCGGCAGGCGCGGCAGGCGCGGCGGGAGCCGCAGGAACGCCTACAGGGCCGAGCGGACTTTCCGTTACCGAAGGCGTAGGAGCCAATGAAACTGTCGGAGCGGTAATACTCGATGCATCCGCCGTCGCCATTGCCTGATCGTTGGAATATGTCGGGTCTTGATTTGTAAGTTTACCCGTAGGAGGTGACACGGTAGGAGCCGTCGCGTTCGGATTGGAAAGCGCATTCATATGCGCCGCAGCCGTAGCCGCATCAGCCGCAGCCGCAGCATCGGTATAATGCGAAGTAGGAGAAGCCGCATTTGCTCCTGTTATTCCATCAGTCGTTGTCGCCGGAACGCCCGTAACGCTTCCCGATACAACGCCGGGAGGCGCAACGCTGGTAGTAGGCGCGGTATCCGCAGGCGCAGGACTTGATGGAGCGGTGTTCGCCGTTACAGAGGAAGCGGGAGCGGCGGGAGAGGAAGTCGCAGGCGCAGATGGCGCGGTATCCGCAGGCGCAGGACTTGATGGAGCGGTGTTCGCCGTTACAGAGGAAGCGGGAGCGGCGGGAGAGGAAGTCGCAGGCGCAGATGGCGCGGGCGCAGATGGCGAACTCCCGCCAATCCCCACACCTTCATCCCCAGAAGCCGCAGCGTCCGAGCCAATGCCATTAACGCCAAGACCGCTAGTTGACGGCGCGTTGCCGCCCGATACTCCAGCAGGCGCGGAGCCGCCTCCAATAGGGTTTTGCACGGCAGCGTTTATTGGCGCGGGAGAAGATGGAGAAGCGGACGGCGCTTGCGTCGAAGCCGCAGCCGTAGGCAACGTCGGGTTTGGGATAGCGTTGCCATTCGGCGTAAACGGACTTGCGCCCGGCTTGATCGGGATTGTCGAAGCCGTTGGCACAGTCCATGACGGGATTTGAACCATGCCATAGCCGGGGAGATAGACCGATCCGCCAGGGGCGCGTTTGATCCTCTTGGCGATCATGATGGCTTGGCGCATGGCCTTGTCAGGATCAGTCGGGAACATTGGGCTTACCCTTCGCCTTGCTCATGGCCTTCAGCTTCTCACTTTCCAGCGAGCCCTTCGCATCCCGATCCGCAACCTTATGCTCTCCATCAAACGCCATATCGCCCTGATGCTGCGCCAAATCCACCGCCTTGTGCATGTTCTCATGCTGTTGCGTGCTGTTGTGGATCATAATCTCTTTCGCCAAATTCATCGTCGCCAAATGCTCGGCACTCGAACGGTCTGCTTGCTCATTCCTGGCGCGCAACGCCAAATCCGCCTGATCCACGTCGGCAAGCTTGGCCTTCGTATGGGCGTCCATCAAAGCTGTTTTGGCCTTGACGATATCGAGCGGCTGCGTCCCGCCGTCTCCCTTGCCCATATCCATTTGCAGACGAGACTTTTCAAGGTCAATCTTACCCTTGACCTCATCCGACTTGGCTTGAGCCATAATGCCCTTTGCCTTCGCCTCGTCTAGTTTGGCCTGACCCTCTTGCTGCATCTTGGTAAGCTCTGGCGGCGGCTGACCCATCGCGCTCGGGGGAGCCATGAACTGTTCGGGATTGCTAAAGCCTAGCGCCTGAATACAAGCCCGGTCAATCGCAATCGGATCGTACAGCGAAGGCGATTGAGCCTGCAATTCTTTCAGCGCCGCCAACTTCATAAGACGCTGTATCTGAGACGCCGTGTTCGGATCGGCTTGCGGAACCAAATTGCAATCGTCCAAAGCTTGTAAGAACGTATCCTCATCCCACTTGCGCGTCGGCTTCCTATTTTTCTGCCAGAAGCTTTCGGGATGCTCTCGGAAGCACTCAGCCAAGAGTTGCAATTCCGTCGCCTGCGAGGCGTGCATCCGCTTATGAACGCTGTTCAAAATCTTGGTTGCGCCTTCGATCAACGCAAGCGTGGTTCCCACCGGAGCATCAGATTTGCCTTCTCCGACCGGCATTTCCGCCGTTCCGCCGACGCGCTGGCCTGTTTCGACCATGTTTTCAATCAACGCCATCAACGAAGGCGCGGACTGCATATTGTAGGGAAGCGGCATTACCGCTTCATTGATCGGCAGTCCATTTGTTTTGACCTTGGCCGCGCCGCCTGGAGGAACGCGAAGAATGTTTGTGTCTTGCCTCATTCCCATATCGGCGATCAAAAAGCCGGGGAAGTTGGCATACATGCCCAAGTCCAACAACTCACGCCAAGCGGCTGTTACCGCCATAGTCGTGTTGCCAAGAATGTTGAGCAGGCCAATATCGTAGAAGCCAAAACCGGGAACGAACGTATATTTAACGAACGTGTCTTTCGCTTCCGGCAGTTCCTTCGTGTCCTCATCGAAATTGCGGACAATCGCCAAAATCTCTTTCGTCGAAACATCAATCGTCACGCGATACGGAATTTCCAATCCCGTGATCTTGCCTTTAGATTTGTGTTCAAAACTAAGAATATCAAGCTCGCAATAGCACTCGTAAATTTCACGATCCCGATCATCGGGACGCATTGATGTTTCTGTTACGCCCTGCTGCGCCATCTTCTCGCGCTTGACCGCATCGCGCTCTGCCATCATCGGCGTATGCAAATCTATATCGCGATAGACGCCTAGAATTTGCAAACGCTTGACGGTCGAAGGCTTCATCATCACGCGATGAGTTACGCGCTTGGCGTTGCGCAAATCTGTCGCGTCATTGTTGACGATCAAATCCTCTGCGTCCACATGCTCACTGACAGGGCGATTGCGGAGTGGGCAGGAATAGACTTTCTTGAACGCCGTGCCGCCAAAGCCGAGCATCAGCAACATGCGGTCTGTATCGGGGTAGTATTCTGTAGCCGTGACTGTTAGATAATGATTGAAGTCTTTTTCAAGCGCGTTCGCCAGCGTGTCTTGGTTGACGGTTCCGTTATTGCTATCATCGCGGATTTTAGCCGGCCCGTCAGTCGGAAGCATTTCGGATCGGGCGTTGGCCTGAAACCTAAGCACGGCCTCTTGCAAAAGGGGATGGCGAACTTTGCTCATTCCTTCGACGGGAGCGCCGTCTGCTGGCTGAGACCCGCCTGGGCTTTCCAGACTTAGCCCGAGCAGGCGAATACCTTTTGCGCGTTCCTCGATCCAATCCTTGCGGCTTGTAATATCGTCCTCGATACCGCGCATTAAGTCTTCGGCGATGCGCCCTAGTTCGAGTTTGTCGATATCGTCAACTAGGTTATCGAACCATCCAATTTTGCGCTTGGGTTCATCGTTGATCGGCTTGCCGTCCAGGCTGATCGTTATCGAGCCGTCCGCGTGTTCGATCTTGATGACGTTGCCGTTGTCATCAACGATAGGCTTATCGCCGCCATTATCTCCGGTTTCCTCGATGATAACGTCAGGGCCGAGGTCTGGAGTTTGCGGTTGAGGAAACGGTGATCTGATATTTGGCGATAGGCCGGGAGTTAGGGACAACTGTTTTATCCTAAGTACAATACATCAGAAGGTGTACGCTCACGCATTTCTATTTCATTCAGATATTCCAAGAATCTACGCATAGTGTCCTTTAAGAACCTTGGCTTAGTCCCCTTGGGAAACTTCCTATGGCTTGCCGATACCTTTATCAGCTCGTCCAAATCAGGATCGTCGGGGAACTTTTCACGCCATTCGTCCACATCTTCTCGCGTCAAGGCAACCCATGATCGGTCAAACCCCGGCGGCGGGGTTTGAAGACCAAAGAAAATAACAAGTTGAAGACTTTCTCTAGTCTTGCTCATTTCCTCATACTGCATACAAAGGAGGGGGAGAACGCCCAATATGTCTCATACTCTCGCCAATCTCCGCAAGACGCTCTGGCGCTCTCGTAAGCAAACCCGCATCGCGAAGAAACCTAAGCGCCTGTGAACACGTATCGACAAGATCGTCATGCTTTCCCTTTGGAAAGGTCCGAACCTGACTAATCACCATCTCAGCCCATTCTTTATCCGGCGCATGAACCGTGCCATCGGCGAAGATATGCTGCACACTATACAGCCGAGACAGCTTGTCGCCGCCCTTCGGATCGATCAACTGCACGCCAAATTTTTCGTGTCCGACCGCTCGGCGAAGCTCTTGCGCAAGACTTATCCCCGCCGCCTTGCTTTCGACGAGTAGCAAATCGACCGCAAACCGCTTGCAGTCTTTCGAGACTTGCAAAACCAAATCAGGGAACTCAAGCCTCTTTTGCCATGCGTAGAGCATGATAACTTGCGGGGTTTTCTCGCCATACTCGCGCGGCTCAAGCTCACTCAATCTACCATATCGACTTGAGGCTTGCGTCGCAACCGCTGTCCGCTCAGACGAAAACACGCCCCAAATCGTCATCGCGCTAAAGTCGTTTTCCTGCTTGGTCGTGTAGGCGGTATCGAGCGAGGCGCAGACAAAATCCAGCGGCGGATATTTGTCCTCTGTCCAAAGCTGCCACCATTCGTCCTTGATGACGCCGCCACCGCGAGGCGCAGGCTCTTGGGCGAACTGCGCGGCTGCACCATATGGTCCTAGCGAAGCCTCATCACGATTTACTACGTCGAGCGGAAACCGCTCTGGGAAAAACAATTCGCCCTCGACCTCGCGCGGATCGCACGTTCCCAACAGCGTCGGGCCAGCTCGGCGCGGATCGAACCGCATCGGCAACATCACATGATCCCAAAGGCCGGGCGTCTTTTTGTTTAACTCGTCTAGGATGACGCCAGATATGTCTCCTTCGTGAAGGCGCTGCATAATGCAAATAATCACGCTTTTTATCGGATCGTTAAGGCGCGTCGGGATGGCTTCAAGAAAGTTGTTCACTTCCGATTGCATCGAAACTTCTGACGTGGCGCTCTCGACCGAATGAGGATCGTCAATCATCACGTAATCGGCTCGAATGCCTGTCAGCGAGCCAATGGCGGTTGCAATGCGAAAGCCCGTCGCCTCGTTGGCAAAGTTCAGCTTGCCGCGTTGATCCTGACTGATCTTGACCTTATCGCCCCAACGAGCTTGAAACCAATCCGACGTAACCAGCGTCCGCATTTTGTAGGCGTCGCGAGCGGAAAGATTTTCAATCTTATGAGCCGCGCAAAGAAAACGCATGTGCGGCTTGTTTCGCGGCCCCCAAACCCAGGCCGGAAAGAACACGTTGAGCAGGAGGCTTTTCATACCGCCTGGCGGCAGATTGATTAGCAGGCGGTTATATGGCCTCCCGTTGACTTCTACGCCTTCGTCAATCGCCTCCAGGTGTTCGGCGATCATGTCCAAATGCCAGTTGTGGACATAAGGCGCGGACGGTTCTAGGACGTGCCATGCGCGTTTGATGAAGTAGACGAGCGATCTTTCGCATCGGTCGCGTTCTAGGTCGAATAGCATTCGGGTTGGATTGACGCCGAACGGAAGTTCAATCTTGGACAAGCTTCACAGCCGCATTTCGTTTAGTCTTAACCCTGAGATTGTATGTCGGATCGTTTCGCCAATACGATTCCTTAGCCGGATGAACCGTGCCATCTGGCATAAACTTTTTAGCGCAATAGGATTGAACCCATTTATGGCTAACCATGCGCTTCGCAACGCTATCGTAAAGCGGCATGTTTGGATCGCGCCAGTCTAAGCGAGTGTCAGGTGGAAGTCGGCGCAAATCTAACAGGCCCCAGAATGTGATGCAAGGCGGTAGCTAATGCGGCTAGAGATACGCGGGAGAGAAGGGCGGATTTCATCACACTCCCCAATTCTTCGGATCGAACGGATCATGCTTTGGCTCAAAGCTATCAGGGCCAGATGGCTCGGCAGTTTCAAACGTATTGCCTTCGCCATAGACCACGACCGCATTGCGACGAACTTCCTCTGCCGTTTTATCGCCGCCCACCATGAAACCAGGACCGACTGCCGACATTGTAATCACCTCTTGCGTAGGCTTTCCGTACATATCCCAGCCGGTCAATACATATTCGCCAGTCATATGCCTCAGGAGCATATCACGAATCTCTTTACTCATTTCTCTGCCTCCCTCAAGACAGACCGCAGTCGAAAGATCATCGGCCTGCCAGCAACCGCGCTACCGAGGCCGTGCGTGTTTGCGATTGCCGGCGTCGCGAACGAGACGGCAATCGCTAAGGCGAGATAGTTCACGGAAACGGCGCGAATACTCATCCGACGCTCCCAGATATTGCGCCAGTCGGCATACGAAATCGAAAGCGTTTCGATTTGCTCGACAAAATCTTCCCGATGATAAAAGCCTGTTCTTTTTTCAGACCATCAACGGTCATTTTGAAACCGTTAGGGCCACGAACGCACCAAGCGCCAGGACCAGCATCATGATCTCGCGAACAAAAATACGGGTCTACGTCACTCATAGGTAGTTCACGGATTAGGCGCAGCAGGCGCGGGCGTCAAAGCCGCGATCTCCGCATCCACCTTCGCGCCTTCGGCCTGGATGGTCGCCTTGATCGCATCGAGCGCGGTCGGATCAGCGCCAGCAGCTTGAGCCGCAGCCTGAGCCGCCGCAACCTGAGCCTGCAACGCCGCGAGCGTCGCCGGAATGCCCTGGACAATTGCGATCAGCGCGTCGATTTTGGTATCTTCGGCCGCGACGGCGGCAGCGATATCGGATGCAGTAGCCATTAGTTTCTCCTGTCGAATTAGAATTGCCACAACGCCGATTAGCGTTAGGATATCATATATCATTCCTCGTGCTCGATCACAGGGCCGCCCAACTGCGCCACAGTCTCACGCAACGCTCCCTCCAACGCATCAAGCTGTTCGTCCGTCAACGTAGAAATGTCAAGCTTGCGCGTATGTTCCACCTTGACCGTGGACGTGCTTTCAACCGTGGTTTTGTCGCCATATTTCTTAGGAGACATGCGGCCCAGAACCCATTTGCGGGCATCCAATCGGATTTGCGTGCGCCTGATCGCCTCGCCGTTTTCCTCATATCCGACCGCGCCTTTGCCCTCTCGCTCCATCCAATCGTTTATGGCATTGTCCGATATATCAAGCATTTCATCAAAGATGGCGTCAGCTTGGGCTTCCCGCGCGCGTGCATACTGCTCACGGAAATTGTGGTTTGCTGGATTTCCGAGCCATCGCATGACAGCGGAAACGCTCGGCATAAACTCGTCTTTGCAGATTGATCGTAGGCTTTCGCCGTTCGCAATCCGATCACATATTTCGTCTGCAATTATGTCTGTGTAATCAGATTTACGCGGCATGGTTCCACGGGTCGCCTACAATCGCTTGCGGAACTGCATATTTATGCGCAACGCGCCACCAGAAGCCATATGCTCTGAAATAATGCGGCTTGTACGTTGGATTTGGCCTACAAGCCGGCGCGACAAAATATCCAAACTGTCCGGTCATAAGATTTACTCACGGATCGAACGGAAAAGAAAGACGGTCATCATTGTGCGACATAGCGCACGCGAGAGTATCCGACATGGAAACCACGATATTATCTCCACGCAATCTATCATTTTCCTCTCTCAAAGATTTAATCTCCGCATGCAGAGCTTCGACAGTTTGCGCGAGAAGTTCGTAGCTTGCGCGATAATCACGCGCTGGAGTTGATAGCATCAGGTTCATTTGTTTTTCCCTCGATAGGTCTAACATGACCGCCTGCGATACGTTTAGCCTTACGCGCCCATTCTGCGGCTGTTTCTTCGTCGAGAACGCGGGCTATTTCGCGATAAGTTCGGCGATGAGATGGCAACACCCAGTTTGGGATTTCAATCGATCTTGCGTGCATACTTGCGTACCAAGCACTTTTACGCTGTCCTTCAAGTTCAGGATTGTTCCGTCTTGCAATACATCTTTCGGAATAAGCTTTTAGAGCCGCTTCGGAATATTTAATTCGAGGCTCAAAGCCTTCGACGATATGCCATACAAGTTTTTTCTTACCGGCTATATTTACTAATGTTGGATGTTCGGTTGATACGACTACGCCTGATTTTTTCATTTTATACAACATTAAACAAACTAATTTATACGGCTGATTTACGATTACGCTGATTTCTGCGGAAGTTGTTGCGCCGCCTCGAATGGCGGAAAGGACTTGATCGCGCGTCATGATAGGCGCAATTCGGCTGTCATGGTAAGCCTGTTTTTCACAAATTTTTCAGTCATTGTCAATTGTCCTTCGAGGCGTCGTTTTGAAATGATTAGCGAGCTTGTAGAGGGATTTCAGCGCGAGGTCGCGTTCGGATGATGCAGGGTCGCGATCTTCAATGGTTAGGCGATCCATAATTCCGATTGCAATTCTGGAATTTAATGCGTGTTCGGCGTCTTTTCGGCGTTGGATGGCGAGTGCGTTTGCGGCGGCGATTTGATCTTCGGTTTTGCCTTCGCCGGTTCCGGGGCCTCTATCGGGAACGTTGAGATCGAGGGATTGCTGATAGGCTCGGGTCATTTCGTGCCAGAGGTTGCCCGCGAGCCATAGCGGCGTTCCCAGTCCGCTGCAATATCGCCCTAGGGCTGTACCCGCCCGCTCGCTACGCGGGTCGCTGACGCCCCTTCTGTGCGGCTGGGCTAGGACGACAGCCAGCGTCTCGACTTCGGTCTGTGCGGCCTCCGCAGAGGCATTGAAACGTTCGTGCGAAAATCCCGAAATTCGAGTTTGGGTTGGCCGATCCGGGTTGGATCGTCGGACGATGTGGCGTGACCGCTCGCCTGGGCGGCAGATGGTGATGTTTGGACTGGCGCTCATGAGGGCGTCTCCTAGCACGAATTGAGACTGTCCGATTTCGTGGGATGAGGCAAGCGCAGCTAATAATTAAGGCCGAATGAAAAATTAAGCCGAACTGCCCCTCGAAAGCTTCCTTCCTTAGACACACTTTTTGAAGCCTATAGACGTGAACATAATATGAACATACTCAAAAATAGGAGTAGTAATGGAATATAGGAATATATACTTATAAACACATTTTTGTATGAAAAATCAATAATTTGTACAGTTTTTCTAAAGCGGAATATAGCTAATTGTTTTAGGAACAAACTCCTATGTTTGCAATGTAAACATATTCGTTAGACCACTCGCGGGAACTTAGAATGGAAAATAGGTCTGCTATATCACGCGATTGGTAATTATCTAATGCAATTAATTAGTCAAAATCAATGGGTTGCAATGATTTGTTCACTCTTAAGAAAAATTTGCTCAGGCACTTTTTCAGTTGTAACATCAACGATTTAATGACTTTGCGATGATGTTGGCGTATTTTTGAGCCTGTAGCGATGGACGGGACGGCCATATCCGAGTGGAGAAATAGACTGAACCTCGATCAAACCGTCCGCGACGAGCTTATCGACCGCCTTCTTTAACGCCGATGCGTTCATCCATCGGAGGGTGCGCAACACCTCAGATCGCGTTATCTCGCCCTTATTACTGATAAGGATAAAGACGGATTCCACCTCCATAAAAGGAGTATTTTTCTGTTTTTCAATAAAAGCAAACCCCAAGTCATTGCATAGCTGTTTCGCCGCCTCCCTCCCAAAAATGGCGCGGCATTCCGCAATGAGCATAACTTTTGTTTTAGTGTCCAAACTTTTGTAATCTTCTGTCATGGCGATTGTCTCCTTTTTACAGGTCAATCTCTACCATAAAAAAATATCGCAAAGAAGATATTTTTACGAAAAAAACGCTTGACCTCCACCGCAGACGGGGTTAGACCGTTATTCATCGGACGAATTTAAGGAGAGAGGAACCTTAGCCATGAAAACCTACACCATAACCGACATTGACGGTTCAAATCCCCGCCAAGTCACATTGGATGAATTCATGGCTATTCATCGTGCCAATGTCGCGCGCGTCTCCCCCATAGCCAATGCGTTTCGCAGAGGAAATCTGAAAGAAACAGAAGCCACACAAAATCGCGTCAAATCTGGAAGGTAAGAACCCATGATGAACCTAATCGACTACTTCGCCGACATCGAATTTCGCCTATACCAAATCGAACAGGACTTAAAAGGAGGAACCGCCATCATCGACGCCAGCGACTTATCCGGCAAGGAAAAGACCGACGCCCTGGCCGATTGCGCCCGCGCCCTGCACCATGTCATCCGAGCGCACGCTAACGCGCAAGGCGTGACACTTACCGCCATGTTTCCGAATATCGCCGAATTGGTAGAAGGAGTTTGAACATGCTTACAACAACCCTAAAACGCATTCGCGCGCATGGCCCGTGCGGGGACGGATGGAGAAAACTTCTAACCGGGCTTGGCAAAACATCTGCGGATGATGAACCCCTTCCATACGCCGAAATCCTACGCATCAACGGCTTGGATGACGCGATATGGTGTTGCCGAGCCGAACCGCAACACGCACGCGAATGGAGATTGTTCGCGGTATGGTGCGCGCGTCAGGTGCAGCATTTGATGACTGACGAACAGTCGATTGCGGAAATTGATGTAGCGGAACGACACGCTAACGGCGACGCGACAGATCGAGAATTATATGCTGCGGATGCTGCTGCGCGGGATGCTGCGTGGAATGCTGCGCGGAATGCTGCGTGGGCTACTGCGGATGCTGCTGCGCGGGCTGCTGCGTGGGCTACTGCGGAGGATGCTGCGTGGAATGCTGCGCGGAATGCTGCGTGGGCTACTGCGGATGATGCTGCGTGGAATGCTGCGTGGAATGCTGCGTGGGCTACTGCGGATGCTTCTGCGCGGGCTGCTGCGTGGGCTACTGCGGATGCTGCTGCGCGGAATGCTGCGTGGGCTACTGCGGATGCTGCTGCGCGGGCTGCTGCGTGGGCTACTGCGTGGAATGCTGCGTGGAATGCTGCGGAGGATGCTGCGGAGGATGCTCAATCTAAAAAGTTTCTCGAAATAGTCGGAGGATAAATTATGTCAAACGAACTCACTCCATCCCTATCCGGACTGATCGCCGCGTTCGCATGGGACATTGCCGAGCTTATGCTTGCGTTGTGCGCGGCGTGCGGAATTGGCGCTGTTATCGCGTGGTGGCTGCTGTGAGCGCCGGCCATACGCCGGGGCCGTGGCGCTTCGAGTTGGCAATCGGACCGCATGGCCAGAAATGTTATCACACCATAAAATGCAACGAATACGATTATGTAGCTTCAACTTGGGGGAAACCACATGAGGCCAACGCCCGCCTAATCGCCGCTGCGCCCGAACTGCTGGCGGCGCTGAAGGAACTACTGGAATCATACGAAAGACAAATGCATTCGGAATACGATTTCCCAGGTAGCCCTTGGAGTGCAGAAAGGGACAATGATACAGAAGCTTTAAATGCAATGAAGGCCATCGCCAAAGCCGAAGGGAAATAATCTACCCCTTCCACCTAAAACTAACGAGAGGCCGGCCTACCCCTTTGGTTTCCTGCCTCTCGACAATTCCGGCCCCCGCCAAATGGTTTGTGATATTCTCAAGATCGCGCCCATTTATATGCCGGATGGCGCGCAGCAATTGCGACCTAGTGATAACTCCAGCATCTCGAATTTCTTTCTTAACGTCGTTTAGCTCGGCTTCATATCCTGACTTAGCCATCATATTCTCAGCCGCGTCGCTCATGGATTTTGCGCTCGATACCGCCCAAGCCGCGCCCCATTGCATGTCCACAAGTTCAAGCTCGGCATAAGCGCCGGCTCGGCTGACCGCATGGATACCACCTAGACGGATCGAATATTCGTACACACGGCCCCAGAGGTCGCCGTACTTGGCTTCCGTCACAACCTCATTGACCTGTTTTTTGAAAGCCTTCACCGCATCCCGCACGCCATACGCCCATTCGAGCTTGCGCTCGGGAACTTCGACGTTCGGCGAGAACACGCCAAGTACATTACCCAAGCTACCGCCAAGCGCCGGAACAATCCCATGCAAGCAATCAATTACAATCTGCGGAACTGGTATTGTCTCTATATCCTCGTCCTCATCACAACGAGGCGCAGCTTCCGCGATCAGAAATCGGTTCATAAAGCCGTCCGCAGCGTCCGCATTCTGCAAGGTCGCGTAGAACTTCTCAGGCGTGGATGCACCTAGGATCGTCAGGGACGGGCTCCTGACAGGCACGGAAGCCGACTGTGCCCTATGCGTCGTCATGAAGGCGTCCTTGCCCATTGTTCGCGACCATAACTCCAGCAAAAGCGGCTTGATGGCCTGTTCATGGGTTGAAGATCGCCGGTGCGAAATCCGGCTCATCAAATTTGCGCCGAGTTCGTCAATAATCGCGACACAGCACGGGTTATCCACCATCATGCTTTCAAATCCCGAAACAGCAAAAGACTTCCCGGACTGACGCAGCGACGGCATGCCAGCCGCCTTGAAAATCTCCCCAGGCGCGGACAATGGGCGATCCTTGCCGACGCCTGTTTTGGCGAGCATGGCTATGTAAAGGTTCATCGCCGTCGCAGATGCGGAATAGAGATGGCGTCCGCAAATGGTCGATATGATCGCGGTTGCGGCGGCTACGGCTAACGGACGATTTGGCATAGGACTTGTCGCCAAAATCCAATTGGCGATTTCGGAAAGCAGACCGACAGGCTTTGCCCAATCGACGGACGCGCCAAGATCGATGACGACGGGATCGGGCTTTTTGGCGCGAGCGCCCGACATGGCGGCGGCGGCTTCTACAACCGTGACGGGGACCTCTATATCGCGTTCCGGCTTCTGGCGAGGCTGTAGGCGTCCCTTGGACAACCCGGATCGGATTGTGGCGTTCGTCGCCGGCCATCCGTCCTCGCGCGCTAGGCCGCATGCCAAGGCCGCGTTGCGAAGCGCCGAGACAATATCGGCCTCTTGAAGATACCCGCCGCCCACGAGCTGGCCGAGCGAGAATGCAGCCTTGTTGAGCGTGTCGTTTCGTCCGCCCTTGCCGCAGGATGCGACCTCGCGCGTTTCGGCGTCGAGCGCCGCTTGCGCCCATGCTTCGATAGCCCGCGTTGGCGCGCGGATCGGCACCACGGATGACGGCTGGAAATCAACCGGAACAGGCCCACCAAGCGCCTCGATTAGCGCGACGGCGAATGTCTGTTCGACCTCGCTGGAAACCTCTGGCAGATCGGCAAGCGAAAACGTCGCCGGCGTCTCGCCTTCCCAATCAAACTCTGACCCGTCAGGATGAACGCCAAAGGCGACGAATTGCTGGCCTGCGCCAAGAACCTCAACCTTGCCAGCCGTTGTCTTGATGATACGCTTTGGCCCAGATCCTCGATAGACGAGAAGACGGCGCGGGGAATTGGAACGAAACCGGATGAGCGGAGTTGATCCAAGTAGCTTGATTGAAAGCGCAACGGCTTTTTGCGCCGCGTCGGGATCGTCTATGTCTATGTCTATGGCGCGAATTGTAGAACAGTTTATGCCCGTGTTGCGCGTGATATGCGCGAGCGGAGGAACGCCACGAATAAGCGTCCACGCGCGATTGATTGGAGCCTTTTCGTTCGTCTTGACCGGGACGGGCTGAAATCCATGAGCGTATATCGCGCGCCGCAACGCCGTAATAGGATCTTCCGGTTCAAGTGGGAGCGCGACCATTTCACTAGTGGAACCTTCTCGTTATATCGCGAATAGCCGTCTCATATTCCTCAATCACCTTATGCAAAAAATCATACCACTCCTTCTCACTCATCTTGTTAAAGTCGGACTTACCCAATCTTTCGAGATATTCGCCAATGCCAGCCGATGCGTTGTAAACGCCTTCACAACGCATTTTCTTTCGGCCTGCATCGCTCATGTCCGCGAACGATTTACCGACTGGCGCGCAAACGTCGCATCGAAAGACGTGACGTTGCGTTTTAGGTCCGATTGATTGACCCCAATCCGTCCAACCGAGACAGATCGCGCATAGATGCTGACCGTGTAGGGTTGGATGAGGATATTGGCGCATGTCACTTATTGCGCTCGGCGAGCATTGCGTCGGCAAAGAGGTATGCCTGCTTGACGATAGAGCCGTCTTCAGGATTCGCAAGCAAACCAACAAGCGCCTGCCCCGCGAAGAAATCGCGTAGGCTCATGCCGGGGAGGCGGTCCATGCCCCAATTAGCCCTGTCTACTGGAAACGCCGGTCCGCCATCGTCTTTTTCCTCGCTCACGCTGCTCTCCTTTGCAGTTTCACGCCAACAACATCAAAAAACTTACCGTTAGGACGGATTTGAATAGCCTCAACCTGTCCAAGCTCGCCAAAGCGCGCAATCCCTTCCTCTGCTGTGATCGGAACCGGATTTTTCCCGCCCATCCTGTTCCACCACGAAACAGCTTTCGAGCGCGGATAACCATCGTGACCAAGGCATACCCATTCCCGCTGTGTCGTTAGACCGCAGAAATACTCAACCCGCATTGACGTAGGCGAACCTAGTTTTTCATGCAGAAACGCCTTCATGGATTGAACGTTGATCCACGTCGGAGCGCCAGTTGACAAGATCGAATGTTCGGAATCCGCCCGAACGCCATGCTTGGGTAGCTTGTCCTCGTCATGCCTGAAACTGTGACCGCACACAGGACATTCGAGCGCACCAAGATAAAGCAACGTCTGGCAATCGGGACATTCCTTGGCCCGCACGCTTTCCTTTTCTTCGCCTTTTTTCGTTGCGGATCGAACGCTGATTTTATCGACGGGACCATGCCGCATAATGTTGCGAGCGAAATCTAAAATCAAACAATCCGTCTTGCCATCAGCTAATCTAGTCCCTCTCCCAAGCATTTGCACATAAAGCCCAGGACTGAGCGTCGGTCTCAAGAGTGCAATCATATCGACGTTCGGCGCGTCGAATCCAGTCGTAAGCACGGAACAATTTGTAATGCATTTGATGCTACCGGCCTTGAGCGCATTTAGAATACGGTCGCGCTCGCCTTTCGGCGTATGACCTGAAACCATTTCGCACGAAATATCGTGTCTGCGTATTTCATCCCGGACATGCTCGGCGTGTTCAACGCCCGTACAGAAAGCAATCCACGCGCGCCGGGATGCGCCATAATCAATTATCTCTTGGACAGCGGCCTTTGTCACGAAATCCTTATCGACGGCGACTTCCAACTCACGCGCGACAAACTCCCCGCCTCTAACATGCACGCCAGAAACATCAATCAAGGTCGCCGTAGCCTTGGAAATCAGCGTCGAAAGATAGCCGTCACGGATGGCTTTGCCGATCCCATATTCGTAAACTATTTTTGAGAAAATGCGCCCTTCGCCTTCGTCCAATCGACCCGAGCCGGATCGGTAAGGCGTAGCTGTAAAGCCCGCAACACGCATGTCAGGAACCAACTCGCGAGCGCGCGTCAGGAATGTTTGATACATTCCTTCGCCATCTTTCGGCACAAGGTGCGATTCATCAATCAAAACTAGGTCGCGAGGCCCGATGTCGGATTTGTAGACGGATTGGATCGAAGCGAACAAAATCTGACTATGCCTGTCCCGCTTGCCAAGTCCGGCGGAATTGATCCCGATAGGAGCGCCCGGCCACGCCTTGATCATAGCCATAGCGTCCTGAGACACAAGCTCGCGGACGTGGACGAGAACGACCACGCGCAAGCTAGGCCATTCCTGAAGTAGACCCTTTATCAGTCCTGCCATAGTGAGACTTTTTCCGGTCCCGGTAGCCATTTCTACGAGCGGATTTTCGCCGCCGTTGCGCCAGTATCTACGCACGGCTTCGATAGCGTCGGATTGATAGGATCGAAGTTCGGTCATTTGTTCGCCTTCTCCCCTAATTCAATCTTCAACGTTCGTATTTCCTCGGAGATCACGTCCAACCAATAGATAAAACGCGCTCGCTGAGCCGGGCTATCGCACGGAGCCGCCGACAACCTGACGGCGATCTTGGCTATCGTGTCCGCACATAGCAGGACGGCGCGGTTGTGATCGGTTATGCTCATAAGCCGCCAGGAGGAATTATGCCGCAATAGAACACAATCTCAGCGCCGCTTTCTGTTTTCAATAGACGATCCGTGTTGTGATATTCGTGATAATTCTCGACGGTCTGAGGATCGTCTTTGTAGCAAAGATGCGCTTCGTGCGTTTCGCCTTCTTCTACCTGATCGCCGGGAATAGGCGTAAACTGTATTCGATCCGTTGGGACACGAACCCAATCGCCAGAGTTGGTGCGAAACTCGAAATTGCCGCCGCGCTCTCGATATATCGTGCGCCAGCAATCGCGTGATGCGCCTGCATCCGGCCCTCCGCAACACGGCAAGGTTCCATCCTTCATGCGCAGATTTGTATAAATGTCATGCGCGCTTGATGGAGTTGATAAGAGAATTAGAATTAGGACGGCGCGTTTCATCTTGATTTCCCCGCCCACTTGATAACGTCATCAGCCAATCCAACAAACTCTGACGGAAGCGCCCTTTCCAATTCGTCGAGAAGATCAACAAATCGACGCCTGTTTAGCGCGATAATTGCCGCTCTAAATTCCTCTGGATCAAGATCGTGCTCTGTGATTTCGTCGCATTCCTTGCAGAAGGATGTAGCCATGTTACACCGCCGATAGAAGATCGTTGATTGGTCCGCGTTGCTCAGCTTCAACTAGGTTTTTCACAGCCTGACGGTAGTACGCCGGCTTAAGCTCGGTCCCTATGAATTTCCGTCCCATGCCTAGAGAAACCGCGCCTTCCGATCCAATTCCGAGAAATGGCGAGTACACCACGTCGTCGCGGTTTGAATACAGCGTTAAACATCGCTCGATAACGTCCAACTGCAATGGACAAAGATGGCGCTCGTCCTTATCGTCTCGCGCGACTTTGACATTGAGAACATTGGTTTGGTTGATCGTCCGCCACACTGGCGAAGCGATTTCCTGCCATGTCGTGACAGGATAATGGTTAGGATCGTGCAAAACAGGTTCGGGCGTCTTTGACGTTGCCCCGTCCACAGGCTTGCGAAATATCATCATGTAATCAGGCATTCCAACCCGGCATCGCGTCGCGTCCGTTCGGAACGTTTTGTAAAGCAGTCCATGCGCCTTGGTCCGTTGCATTTCCACAACCGGATCTTTCCAGATCGTGATGCGACTGTGATAATCCCAACCCTCATCTTGGTGGACTTCACGAATAACGGAGGGAAGATCGAACAGGCCGATCACGCCGTCTTTCGACTTGGTTGTCGGTATATCCGAGCAATGGACGGCTGAAATTCTACCCTCTTTTGTCGCGCGAAATATCTCTTTGATTAGAAACCGATAGGTTTCCTTGAATTCATCGTAGCTAGCGACGTTACCCATGTCGCGCTCGCTGTCGGAATAAACAAACAAATGAGCAAACGGTGGAGAATAAACACTGAAATCAATCGAATCGGACGGCATTCCTGCCGTCCACTCGACGGTATCAACATTGTATGCCGCAAACCGATCCGAAACGTGCTGATCGAATACATTCATGTTGACACCATATGTTTGAGTAGCTTTACGCGGCGTCGGCGCTCTTTTTCCCGCGAGGAACGCCGAGATTAGCGCGCGGCCAAACCCTCAGGTAAACCTCGCGGACTGCCTCGCGGAGCAAAGCAACTTCGGGATTTCCGGGATTGTCAATCGCGTCCTCGATGTCTTCGGCGCTAGCCTCACCCAACGTAGTCAGGTGCACGCCCCAAATATGCTTCTTGGCGTCCTCCTTATTTTTGTGCGTCACGCCGTCAGCGGTCGTGACAGTCTTCGTAACCGTAATGCTCATTGATCCATTCCTGTTTTGGTTGCCTACATTATCCGCCGATCATTGATCGTCGAATTTCCTAAATCCACTTCGGAATCGATGCTTCCATTTGCGGACGATAGTTTGAAAGGACTTCACTCGACCTATGCGCGCGCGCCATTGCAGCCGACATTTCCGCCTTCATGTATTCGTGGTCGCCGCTCTTGCGCGAAACCACGTCCCATATCGACGCTTCCGTATCTGCACATATGACGTGAACCTCTACGGCGCGTTTTTGTCGAAATCGCCAGCATCTACGAATTGCCTGATAATAGTTTTCGTAGCTGAAGCTCAACCCCATGAACGCCATGCGAGCGCAATGTTGCCAATTAAGCCCATATCCTGCGATACTCGCTTTAGTAAGCATGGTTAGTGATTGACCGGTTGTAAAAGCGTTTAATCTGTCCTCTTTCACGTCAGGCGACATATTTCCGCGAACTTCGTTGATGTTAGGCATAAGCTCGCGCAAAGCATCTGCGTCGTAGTTCGTATCGCACCATACAATCCAAGGTTCGTCAGGCTCTCGCGCCATCAACTCTGCAACTTTAATTGCCCTCTCGTTTTTAGTCAATCGTTTCTCTTTGTGGATTGATGTTGCGGACGTATCAGGAATGCGAAACAATCGAATTTGACCGTCTTTTTCCGCACCGGAATCCTGAGAGCGATCCGCCGCCACGATATGCTTGTGAACGTTGAGCGGAGGCATTTCAAATCCAATATCGGAAAACCCAAGATCGGATGGCTTTGACAAACATCTCGACCACGACGCTACCCAATCCCAGAATATTTGCGTCGCGTGACCCTTTAGCCGCCACGTTCCCGTGTCCGCGCTATCGTGCAGAAACCATCTAACAAGCATCTGCGACTGAGACAGGACGCTAAGAAATTCCGAGTGCTGACCCAACTCCATATGATCGTTCGGCGCTGGCGTCGCCGAGCAGCACAAACGAAATGGCGTGTTTTTGAATGTATCTATTAACTTGCGCGTCGTGACGCCAGAGAACGATTTAAGAATTGAGCTTTCGTCGAGAATGACGCCGCCATAAGCATCAGGATCAAATCTTTCCAATCTGTCATAATTGGTAATGACGATTTGCGGCGTCTCTGGCGGAACTCCAGTTCGGCTGACTTTCGCCTCTACACCGACCCGTTCCGCTTCTGCCAAATGCTGATGCACAACGCCGAGCGGCGCGAGCATGAGAACGGGCTTATTTGTTTCCTCGACGACGCATCGCCCCCATTCCAAAGCTATAAAGCTTTTGCCAAGTCCGGTATCTAGGAAACATGCAGATCGTCCCGCGCGAAGCGCGAACTGCGTGCATGATTCCTGATAATCAAACATGGATGAGTTCAGTTTTGGCGTTCGGCTTATTCCTGTCGGAATAGCCGCAATCCGTTTGGTCGAAATCAGTTTGCGATATTCAGACAAATCATTCATTGCCGCGTCCCCAGTTTCGTATGACCCGCGCAATAATTCTTGCCTGACTTTGGCGCTCCGCAATACCGAAATTCATCCGAGAGGGGATCGCCAAGCGGCCAATGACAATCGAAGTCGCCAATCTCCCATATGGTTTTTGGGTTAGATTGAATGACGACAGGTTCCGGCTTTGGCTCATCGGGAATGATGACGGATTTTGGCTTGAAAACCACCTTCTTGGTAGCTTTCGGAGGCTTTGTGGGTTTCGGTTCCTTCTTGATATAATCTTTTCCAACGCAGTCAAACCTAATTTTGCCTTCAACGGAACCAAATGAAATTCCATTGCGAGCCGCCGCGCCAGATACGGCGCATCGCGAACAACCTAGTTCAACGGCGACCTTTCCCGACGAATGCGTCTTGGAAAGCGTTCGTAGCTGTTCGATGCGTTCTTCCGTCCAGAATTTCATAGCTCAACCTCATGGCAAAGACGCCAGAAATAAATACGTCCGCCGCGATTGTCTCTATTCGCCTGACCGCACCGCTCGACGACACCCTGTTTCACCATCTGACACAATAGCGTTGACACAACTCTCATTTTTATGCCCGTGATGCTAACTATTTCCGCAGTTGTGAGTGGTCCATTTGTGAGCGCGGTCAAGATCGGACCTCGACGATGACGCCTGACAGATACGCCAAGCCTTTTGGCGTGCCTGGAAACTGTAGATTGATCTACGTTTAGATCACTCGCAATTTGTTTTCCTAGCATCCCTGCGGACAGCATTTTAGGAATATCATCGTAATTCGGATTCATCATTTGTCTCCGTCAATCCATTCGTTACCGTATGACATTTTGTAAACAATCTTTTCGCCAGCGCGAACGTCAATTTGTTCGCCTGGAACCAAAGCAGGAATGAACCTATGTTCCTCGCATCCTGTTTGCTGAGCCTTGTAATCGCGTTGCGTCTTGTTTTTCTCGCACGTCAAGCTTTCGGGATTGACCGTACCATATATACACGTCCGACAATTGACACGCGGAAAAGCGCCTTCGTGGCAGATCGAAAGCGACGGGCAGTACAGGCACGCAAAAGCCGCCTTGGCGTTCGGATCATCATGCAAACGTGCGGGAGGTTCCGCCAGATTGGCGATGCGCTCAATCCTAGCCTCTGTCTGCATACAGAAAACAGGATCGTAATGCACCCGCTCAAGGTGGCGTTCGTCGGTGTCTTTGTTGACGCACCAATACGCTCCGCGTGTCAGGCTGAGCGCGTGCATGTAAAGTTGCAACTGCGCGTGATGCTCCGGTATAGCCTTGGCGACGCCGTGTTTGACGACCGCGCGGAATTTTTCGGCTTTCAGGCTTTTGCATTCGACAACATGCTCTGTTTTTGGAGCTTCAACTAAGCCCGTCGCGGTCGCATCGGTACGACCTCGCAGAAATCCTCCCGCCAACGTGACCTTTTTCTGATAATGTCCGAACGTCACGCCGATGTTGGCGAGATCGTCAAGCAACCGATCTTCCCATTTCAGGCCAGTTGTCAATCGAGACGCACCGGCTCCGTCAAAAGGATTTGATGGAGCGGCCCAATGAAGTTTGTACCAGATGGCGCGGTCGCATGGGTTTATGGCGTCCGACATGGACACGCCCGCGCTATCTCCCAAACTAGCGCCGCGAGCTAAGAATGCGTAGACGGCTTCTACCGTGTGCGGAAATGGCGGCGGGATTTCAGCCATTGGCGAGCGCCCGCGCGGCTCGTTCTGTTTTCATTGCCGCTTTAGCCAACTGATCGCACTTGCGGTTGACCCAATGACGCCCATTACCAGCCGTGTGTCCGCGAACATGGCGTAATGTAATTTTTACGTTTAACATATCACAAATATTACGAATATGTGCAATTGCGGCGCTGACGTTTTGCGTTGGATTTATTTTAGGGATGGACAGTGGGGATGAATTTTTATGCGCAGAAATTGTGGCGCATGGCACTAATCTAACAATCCATCCCAAAGCTATAGTTGCGTCTGATTGTATCATGATATCACTGATGCCATCGAGCATACCTGATTTAACGGCAACATGAAGGCCATTTGCAATTGCGTACAATTCAGCCTCACCAGAATTGTTAGGTGACGCCTTTAGTGCGCCAGACCAGCTCTGAGATACTGGCGACGTGTCAGACTTTGCCCAGGCGGCCCAACCGGATGCTCCGGTCTGTCCGCATAGGCTGGCGTCAGTGATAATGGTTGCTTTCACTGTATTTCAGCCATTGGCTGTTTCTTTGTCCTCTAAGAAAATTTCAACGTGAAGGTTATCAGGGTCAATTTTAACTCTAGCAATACGTTTGCCGGTTCTCCTTTCTAAGATTTCTAATGCGTCAAAAATATCAGATTCCGCGTCCTCAATGTCGTCTCGTTCACTCATCAAAGCCTCCACAGAAACAAATTAGGCCACTCTCGCAGATGCCACGCGGATTGGTCAGGACTGAAAAGAGCCTTGGCGCGAAACGCACAGAAGTTGACCGATTATCGGGCATCCACACGTTCGCCGATTCTTTTCGTGAGAAGGAGCTAACGACCCAGATAGGAGGCCGGTCCCCGCAATCTGCCAGTGTTATTTAGATGCGCCACCTCTGGCTGGGCGATCCGATCAAAACGGAATATCGTCATCCGCCGATGCCGCCGCACGGCCTGCGGCTGCATTTCGCCCCCACGGACGCGATGCTGCGGGCGCTGACGGCTTTGCGGGAGTTGCGGCTTGTCTCGGCGCGGGACGACTGGCAGGCGTTTGGGGAACGCTGGAAATCGCCTTGTATGTCTTGACCTCGTTTTTGTCGCCGTAAACCTCATCTTTCTTGATGACGACCTTGACCATGAACGGCTTGTAATGAAGGTCCGAGCTTTCTCGCGAGGGCGGCGTATTTGTCGCCAGGAAGATGTCAGCCAAGGCGCGTTGGGCGATGGCCTGCGCCGTTTCGTTCGTATGCTGGATGCAAAGTTGCACCCACAACTTACGATTTATGAACGCGCCTTCCACTACGTCGAGCGTCAGCTTGAGCAAGGTTCCGTTACCCGCTTTCGTCGAAGCGATTTCGGAATCCGTGATTTGAACTTGGTAGTTTCCCGCCGGTAACGGATCGCCGTTGAACTCGGATGCGGGGATGGTTTCGGCGTCAAATACCTCACCTAGATCGGCCATTTTGGTTACTCCTTGGATGCGGGTTTTGTTCGCGACGTAAAACGCTTGACCTTGACGCTATCACCATCAAGATCAAATATCGGATCATCAGGGGGTCGTGAGCCTTTTCCGCACGCGACCCATTCCTCGATATAATCTTTTAGATCGCTGATGCTGGCTCCATGTGGCCGATCTAAACTGACGACAAATTCAATTAAATTGTTTTTGGGCATTCGGGTTAATCCTTAGAGTTGGGAACAACGATAGCAGGCAGATAAGGCGCGAGCGCCGCATAGCCCTCACCACGCTTGAACATGATTTTCTCAGGCATGTTGTATCGATTTTTCGCCACGAAGCTTGGGCGCTGTTCGGTATAAATCCACCGCGTACCGCCGCCGACGCCCTTAGTTTCTTTCTTAATGTATGTTGTTCCTTGAAGCTTCACCGCCTTAGCATCTTCAACCTTAATGCTGGCCTCTTGATTGACAAAGAAGATAGCATCCATTTCATCTTGAAACAAGCCGAGTGCTCTCTTGTGCAATCGAATATCGTAACGACTATACGATGATGTCTGCGGATCGTCGAAGCGTTCAATCGTCGAATGGGCTATATGGATAGTTGTCATGCCGCGTTCGTGTCGAAGTTTGGCGCATGTCGATAGATAATCCATCCATAGGCTATCTGCCGCGACATAGCTTTTCCCAAAACCGGGAGTTTCCATATTCTCCCATTTGTTTTCTTCGCATGTATATCGCCAGACGAGCTTTTCCATCTTGTCGATACTATCAATCACAACCGTCTTGAAATCGTGCGGCTCGTAAAGAAGCGCGTCAAGCGCCTGCATCACTTCGACAAAAGACGTAATTGGCTCATCGCCAAAGCTGGTCAACTCAAGATCGCCTGACGTTCCGTCTTCCGTCTGAATGAACACCGTATCCGGAAACTCGGCTCCTAAAGTTGTTTTGCCAAGCCCAGGAGGGCCGTAGATTAGGACGCGCGCGGGCTTGTTCGCCGTGACGCGCCGCAAGGTTGATAGACTGACAGCCATCTGATTTGCCTCTTAGGAGAATTTAACAGTCGGATCGATCACGCCGCGATTTTGCAGCAATCGAACAGCTTCGATAGTAGAATATTCAACCATTGTAGCCATTCCGTTATGAGCTAGACGCGGTATCAATTCCTTCTGCGCTTTTGAAAGCCGCCCATCTGGACGCTTCAATTCAAGAAAAAATGACTTGCCCAACGCCCCGCAAAAGAAATCGGGAACGCCAGGAATACCGCCCATTTCCTTGAACCTAACGCGCTCTTTTGGACCTCGTATCGCTTCGTTCGCGATATGAAACATCACGGTATCGGGCATTTTATAGGCTTCGTAGATCGCCCATACCCGCTTATGAATGTCGTCTTCGTAGATCATTGGTCTAGGCTTTCTTCGCCAGCCAGATAATCAGCCGCGCGAACAAGTAGACGGCCCAATGGCGTCTTTGGCGAGACTTCGGCACGCTCTTGTTTGTATAAACTGCGTTGCCTATCATCATATGCGGCCCCCAATGTAGCATAGTGTTCCACACTAATTGATTTTGGTATTCTATAACGAAGGTTCCACAAAACGCTACGCGGAATTTTTATCTTCGACGCGACGCGGCTCATAGCCTGTCCATAATCTCCAGGGAAACGACTTTCGGCGCGCGTCAATGCGTGAGCCCATTCTCGCGCTTCATTGACATACGCACCGGCCGCCATTTTTCCACTCAGCAAGTCGAGTTTGACCATTTGCAAAGACCTTTCGAGTACGTTTGCCCCGACCGAAAGGAGAACTTATGAGCTTGAACTCTTTTCACTCAAACCCGATCCCGTGGCGCGCTCTTTCCCGCGCGATGATGTGCCGAGAGCGAAAGATTGCTCGATCTAGTCGGCGCTCGAAATCTAGCCCACGCGATGACGAACACGACATCGATCAGCAAGCAAACGCACAATCCAATCAGAACGTAATGCATAGTCGTCACTCCTAAGTTGGAGAAAAGTTGGCGCGATCTTTCAACCGCGCCAACAAGTCATAGGGAGGAAACGCCCTATACCAGGGCCTTCGGCAAGGCTATTGCCGAAGCTTCTGTGTCGGTCGCTAGACCGGCGAAATCGTTAGGCATGACACTTCCGGCAGTGGCCTCCGCGATGCGGCGCATAAGACCAGGCGAAGGCCACTGCTTCCCCAACTTGATTTTATTGACCGTCGCTTGCGAGCATCCGAACAGGATTGCCGCTTGCGCTTCGGTCAATTCGGCTTGCGCCATATAGTCGGATAGTTTCATGGCGCGAATGATCCGACAAACTAAAATTCGTGTCAATGATTATTTTCGTTTTGGACGCAAAAAAATATTCGGAAAGCCTATTGACGGGAATAATTCGCCGTGAGAATATGCATCTATCGAAAGCGATGGAGGCGAAGATGGAAAAGAAAATTGCCGCTCTGAAAGCCGCTTACGCAGCCAAGAATGGCGCGAAGCTCCGCAGGGCCGCCGAGGCGGTTGTCGCTCACGACCGCAAGCATCCTTTCGCTTCTCTCTGCGGTGGCATCGAGGCTTGCGAGACAGTCCGTCTCGCCAAGCGGATTGTCGAAGCTCCCGCACTCCCGTTCTGAGGATACGGCCATGACCAAGTTCCGTTGCTACCGCGCCTCATCAGACGAAACCCGCATTTTCGACACCCGCGACGAGGCTTTGCGCTTCTGCCTTCGCGAAGGTGACTTGAACCGCCTCTGGACGCTGGAGGTGATCTGATCATGCCAATGAGCGCCCCCACATTCTGCCAGACGTGCGGCGCGCGGGATGACGCGACAGAGCGCGGGCTTTCATATGACCACATAGCGGTCATGAACGCCCTAGAAATGTTCGTTACTCAGTGGAACGCATTCGGGCCAAATTCTGAGGCAGGCGACGCTTTCAAGAAAGTTAGAGCCGCCGCCGTGAAAGCTCTTGGAACAGACGCCCCGAAATACAGGGCCGATCTTTTCAAATGATCCAACTAGGCGCGGTTTGCGCGCCACAACACCGGGGATGACATGGAAGACGACTACGGACCGATCCGGGGCGCTCGCGATGTTTGGGCCTTCACGGAACACACGCCCCGCGACCGCGCCATCTGCCGCAAAGACACCACTACCGACGCCGATATTCAGCGGATTATGGCGCGGCGGACGCCGACCCTGCCGCTTTCCGCCGAAGTCCGCGCCGCAGCCCGCGCGCGCGCCGATCAACTCCCGCATTGAGGATCATGCCATGTACGATAATCTCACTCCCGATACGGTCGCCGACCTTGTGGCGACGCTGCGCTATCTGCGCCGCCAGTACGAAATCAACGGGCGACTTGACGGACTGAATATGCGGCACGTCGAGAAGTCTCTGGCGCGCGTGGAAATTGAGGTGATGGTTCAGCGCGCGTTCGCCCATGCCGCGCGCATCGCGATCCCGGCTACGGAGTAATCGGCATGAGCGAGCAATACACCTACTGCCCGACATGCGGAGCGCGTGATGACGCGACAGAGCGCGGGCTGGCGTTTGATGTTGTTGCTTTGCAGGAACGCGAACTGCGGTATTTCCGCGCTCTCACTGAGATCACCGCGTTTGCTCCACTAACCAAGCCGGAAGATTTCGGGAACACCGGCAACTGCGACGACGCTGCCTACTACGCCAGATACAGCGCCTATTACCACTGCGGACAGGTTGCGAAGATTGCGCTTACGGGAGAACAGACATGATCCGGCCGACTGCAAAACACAGCAAAGAGGGATGGAGTTTTAACGAGTTTTGGCGTCGTTTGAACGACACAATGCGTCATGCCGGACATGCGCCATCCGACCATGAGGAAGCCGTCGTTTCCTACAACGTTGGGGAAACTGTTGAGGAAGCTGCGGCACGGATTGGCGCTCGCTATCAGGAAGTTCGTGACGGAGTTCGCCCGCCAGTAAGCGCATTTCAGGACGTGGGAGGCGAACCATGAGCCGCTGGTCAACCCACTACGCCACCATCTACCCGCAAGTTTCGTTGCAGGATCGCGACACGCTCGAACTTGTAGCCCGCGTGAAGTTCAAGTTTCTCCCTGGGTCGCCGGAAACGCCGCCTTGCTATTCCCACGGCGGATTGCCTGCCGATGGATGCGAAGTTGATGCGGTCGAAGTCGTCGGGCTTGAAATGGATTTCGGGGGCGGCAAACTCGAACCATTGCCGCTGACGAAAGGGCTTTGCGATTGGATCGTGGACACTATCGACAAAGACACACTCGCGGTAAGCGCACAAGAAGATTTCGATATTGAACGAAGCAACGCATACTAACAGGAGTAACTCAGAGGGTTTGATAAAAACTTGTCATGCCGTGGTTTCAAATTCGAGGCTGGCAAGTCATACGAAGTCACTGGCGACATAAAAGCGTGTCAAAATGGCTTCCACGCATGCCCAACTGACGAACACCCACTTTCGGCGTTTGAATATTATTCGCCGGCAACATCGGTATTTCATGACGTCGATCAGTCAGGGAAAACCGACAAAGACGGCAACAAAATCGCATCCGCCAAGATCACAATCAACGCGGAAATCTCACTCGGCGACTTGACAAAACGCGCGGTTGAATGGGTTTTTAAGCGAGCGAAGTGGTCGGAAGGCCCGGTCGCAACTGGCCATAATGAAGGAGCTACGGCAAGCGGCGATCATGGCGCGGCCACGGCAAGCGGCGATCATGGCACGGCTACGGCAAGCGGCTATCAGGGCGCGGCCACGGCAAGCGGCGATCAGGGCGCGGCCACGGCAAGCGGCTATCAGGGCGCGGCTACGGCAAGCGGCAATCAGGGCACGGCTACGGCAAGCGGCTATCAGGGCGCGGCCACGGCAAGCGGCTATCAGGGCACGGCTACGGCAAGCGGCAATCAGGGCGCGGCT